ATCGGAACCATAACCGATAACTCTTATTTTATCATTGTATAAATAAAATTTTTGACCTGTGGCTTGCTCTATTCGCTTTCTAGCATATCTTTCTGCTGCGGCAAGTTCTCTGTAAGATTTATAGTTAGGATCAGAAGGGTCAGTACTGATGCCTAAGCATCCGCATGCTTGATACAAGTCTGTATATGGTGTTACCACAAATACGTCATGACTATATTCTACTGACTCGCCTTCAACTTCATATTTCCATACCAATCTTAAGGTTGCATTGCTTGAAGTATAAATTAAAGGCAAATATGTTACATATAAACCAACATTGGTTTCGTCTTTTTCTGACGATATGTCAGTAAGATAATAATTGCTTGAAGGTGCTTCGCTAAAAGGATCTTCAGTTATATCATATATAGAAACTGTTGGAGCACTGTCAGCGTCTAGTGTACTACCTTTCCAGAATACCTGATGATAAACTGGTGAGTTTGTATTTTTTAATACCTCTGCCATTATATAGGCTTAGCTATAAAACTCTCTAACCTCTGTTGGAGTTGCTAGTCTAAAGCCCTCCTCCTTATCAAAAATTTTTTGAGCGTCTTCTTTTGTCATTGCTACAAAAGGATGCTCTCTTGTAAATGTCTTACCCATTATATCGTATCTAAAGTTAGCTCTTGTCATTCTAACTAATACTTGATCTTCAGAAATTTCTTTTGTTGAATCAAACTTAGGTAATACTTCTTGTTCTACTGACACTGACTCTTCCTCAATCTTTTTCATTGTATCTTGATACAATGTCCAGGTAATTCCCTCTTCAGCTAATGCTGCAACAATATCAGACTTAGTTTTTAGTCCTTCTGTCTCAACGCCGAATTCTTCGGCTACTGTTCTTAATTCAGATACTTTTAATGTCTCAAATGACATAAAATCTCCCATTCTACTTAAATAAATTATAGCATTACTCGATTAAAAGGAAAAGCCCCTAAAAATTAATTTAGGGGCTTTCCAGTAGTTTAATTCCTAAAAATTAGGAAGCAACCTTTACGTTCTTAACAACGACCCAAGCATCTGCTTGCTCGATTTGAACACCAACACGAGTATACATTGTGTACTCAATTGAGTCCTTACGTGGCCAGAAGAAACGGTAGACTGTGACGTCACGCTTGATACCAATAACAACGTTATTTGGGAATGTCAAGTGAATATCACCGTGCTGACCTGTTGCTGCATCGTAGTCTCCGTCCTGTGCTTCTGGAAGAAGTGGGACTTCAACTACTGGGATACCGAACGCAAATGGAGCGACATATCCCGCTGGACCACCTAGTGGCTGTACGCCTGCACCACGAATTACGCTTGAAGCGATATCCTGTGGATTATTTGAGCCGTAATCGCCAAGGATTGAAGCTGAGTATAAGTAATCCTGTATCAAGTTTGAACCTGAAAGGAATCTTAAGTCTGAGCGACGCTGCTTGTACTTACGTGGAAGTGCCTTCAATGCGCTGTTGAATACAGCACGTGAAATTCCTGCACCTTCTGCATCAACTACGTGTCCGTTAGCCTTTGAAAGCTTAACAGCACCATCGAATGACTTATAAAGTGCATCTCCTGTTAGAGAGGTATCACCATTAAGGATAACATCCTCAATATCGTTACCTGCCTGTGTTGCCATCATTCTGGCAATATGATCTTCTAGATCTGGACCTTCGATATTGTCTTCAAGAGATTCAGTCGAAAGTTCCCAATCTAGGCGAAGCTTCTTGGTTGTAAGAGAGATCTTAGAGAATGTAACTGCTGAGTTTGATGCAGTATTATCTGCCTCAGTAGCTAACTTCATAAGCTTCTCGCCAACACCAATGCGATCGATTTCAGTGGTATCCGCTTTCATGCGAACAGTACGAGCCACCTTACCGATTACGGTTGCATCGAACATGTAGTCGAGGAATCTTGCAGACTGCTCAGGATTGAGAAGACCACCTTTACCCTCTGAGCCAACGTGAATGCCAGATGTCTCACCAGCTATTCCAGTCATGTTCGCTGTTACGTTTGTACCAGCTGCAACTGCTTTTTCTAATGTTTCATTGCTCATTATATTTTCACCTACCTTTAGTTAAATAGTTCATTGACAGAACCGAGGAAAGAACCGTTCCATCTAGACTTTTGGATTGTAATCTCCTGAGACCCGCCGAGGTCTGAGGACTTCTTAATTGCAGTATCTGATTCTACTGCGTCAACACGCTTCTCTACAGTAGAGATTGTGTTCTTTATTTCGTCAACTGCCTTTGATAAAGCAGTATGTTGTTCTGCTAACTCCGAAATTCTTGTATCAACACTCTTGCTGAAGGTTTCAACAGTAGATTTAATCTCTGTTACCTGTGCAGCATTAGTTTCTGACGCCTTATTAAGAGTTTCCGCAAAGAATCCCTTAAGATCACCGAGCATCTTTGCAAAATCAGGTTCATCAACCTCAACTTCTGATACGTCGGCTGCTTTTTCGAGAGTTTCGGCAGAAGTGTCTTCTGTAGCTACTTCTTCGACAACATCTTCAGATGAGTCGTCAGCAGAAGCTTCTTCAGCAACTGGTGTTTCAACTTCTGCAACTGCAGCAGCTTCTTCCTTTGGCTCTACTTTATCAGCAGCCTCTGGCACCCGTAGCTTTTCTACAGTCTCTGTATTTTCTACGTTTTCCACTTCATTACCTCCTTCTCCGATTGCCTGTTTTGCGATATGTGTATCAGGCAACGGTAATCTTGAATTCTTAAACGAATCAAGAATCTTATCTATTTCTTTAGCCTTGTTGCTATCATTCTTTTCAACCCAACCAATTAGAACTGTATCTTTGCCAGTTACAGGTGAGCTAAATGTTTCTTCTGAAGATAGAAAAACTGAATCGCTATCTTCACAATAAAAAATATTTTCTGTTTGTGTTTCTACTGCAATACCTTTAAATACCATTTGTCCATTTGACTTTGAAATGGACAAGACGTTGCACAATTCGTTTGCTGGTGAATCAACAAGTGATAACTCTAGCAAAGCATACTTTTTAATAAATCTAACTGATTGTCCTGTTGATTTATTTACTTCGTTATCTGATTCAATAATCTTTCCACCAATAGAAAAACCTGAAAGAGTTCCATCTAGAACTTTCTCCCAGGTATCTTGAGCTCCCTTTGAAACATATGCATCTACGTATACCCCAGTGTGCATTTCTTTTGTTTCTGGATTATAAAATGTTTCTGGTCTAAAGGACAACATCTTTCCGACTGCGTTTGGTCCGTGCATCTCACGGATATTTCCTCTAAACTTTTCAAAAGCCTCTAAGCTTGCCTCTGCTGTAACCAAATCACCTGTTTGATCAATGTTATCTAATGTAGCAAAGCCAGATACAGTTCTACGCTCACGATTAACTTTAGTAAAAGGAACCGACAAACTGATGGCGTCGCCATTAGAAGACCAATAAGATTTTTCGATATTCATATGCTTAATTTTATTATGGTATATATCAAAAGGCAAATAGTGGTTGAGTAGGACTACTCAACTTGTCTTCCGTCTCCCTTTGCATTTCTGCCTTCCCCTGAAGAATCTGGGGAATTTGCAGACCTATCCTGGTCTCTAGTTCTAGTTTGCAGGGCTTGGGCTTTTACTTCGGCTGCCTGCGCCTGTAGGTCCACAGGGCTGTCTCCACCTTCTCTAGGCACTAGTCCCATTCTAAGTCTAATTTCATTTGGAGTCAAAACCTGAAAACGTAAATATCTTTCATCAATTTTTGACTGAGTATCTTCATCTGTAAGTGTAAGCTCATTAAACTTTAACTTAAGAGCATCAGTCATTTCTTCAATAATTTTATTTAATTTCTTTTCAAGATTTTCTTGAGCTGGTCTACATACTTGCTCTTTAAAGGTTTTATCTGCATCTCTTGCTGCAGCTAAATTAACACCAGCTGGGGTACCAATTTTATTAATTGGCGTTCTATGGGCCATCAATATTTCATCTCTATTAGCAGTTCTATAAACGTTAAATGAAGATTCTTGTGAACCTGCCTCAATTGGCTCCATTTTAAACTCAACCTTGGAGTCTGGGGAATCTGATGGCAAAGGTATATATAGGGATCTATGATTCTTTCCTTTTAGTCCGACCTGGAAAAACTCAAGAAGCTTTCTTTCTGATTCTGTAGAGAGTTTTGCTCCCTTAACAGTAATAATATATCTCGGTACCGCTTTATTTTCAAAATAGTCGAGATTATACTTACCAGCGAATTCGTTTCCAGCCATTGCATTCTGTGCGGCGATTATGTCTGGAATTCCATAATAGTTATTCTTTGGAGTATACTTCTTTAAATGAATAATTTCATTAGGTCTATCTAATCCACCTGCGATTGGATTAGGTGTTTCCTGATCTCCAAAATTCCTAAAATAAACTGCCTTGCCATAAAGCAACTGAATAAATCCGTCACGAAGACGACGAACTCTCATTGTCTTTGCTGGAATATGTCCAATATAACCAATCTTTCCAGATGTAGTTCTACCTATCTCTAAGTATCCGTTTCCTGTTGCTTCTACGTCAGTGTAAAACTTTATTAGTGTTTCTTTAAATGTTTCTTCTTCGTTACAGTCTTCCAACCACTCATGAAGATCTTGTCTAATTCTACTAAGCTTTCTTCTTGCTCTTTCTAATTGCTTATCATCTTCAATTTCATCCAAGGCATCGTTTGTTTTCCTGCTTTCAATAAAATCAAAACCTAAGCCAACAATGTTTGCAACCTTGGCATTAATAGCAGCGTAATTATATGGAGAAATTTCATAAATTGAAGATAGGTACTCCAAGTTATAAGGTGGCTCAACCAGGTCAAACATGGCATAGCCAGTTACAGCTTGCTGAAGTAGATTTTGCTGGGTTTCCGCACCGTCAATTCCTGCAAATCGTTTTTGTAAATCTCTACTTACTTTTCTTCTGAAGGCTGGAGAGATTCCAGAAATTTTTAATATGTCGTCATTCTCTACACGAAACGGGTCATTTGTTTTCTGAACTGGTGCTGAAGAAAATTTCATCCAATCAGAAGTGTTTGTTATTTGTACTTCGTTAGAGCTATCCATGTCGTCTTCAAATTCTATCATTTTCCACCACTATTCTTTAGAGCCTTCATTTCGTCTTTATAAACTCCGATGTCCAAAGGATCTGGAGTTAGGCCCCACCTCAATCTTTGTTGCTGATACTCAAACTCTTCGTCATCAATCTTTCTTCTGCCAGAGAGAAACTTTGGCTTGCCTTCATAGATCCCGTAAGATCTAACGGCATCTGCCAATAAGTTCATTCTTTCTCTACTACCTTCTTTTGCAGTTATAGAAAGAAAATTTCCGTCATCGTCGCCAATCCAACGTCCGTCTGGCATTTCCCAGACATAAATTCCGAGAGTTGTCTCGTGATCATTGATTTTAAAACCAGTTCTTTTGATATCCATATGTTGACTATTCTACCACTTTATAGTGCTAAAGTCCATATTTTGTCATCAATAATGACAAAATTAAATACTTTGTATAACTATCCAATCATTATCGTAGTAGTTTACAGAGTTTTCTGTCAGTGCAAGTGACGAGCCGTCGGCAATAGTAGAGACACTATCAGTATACAACTCATAATGAGCCTGGGCAGTACCTGAGCTCAATTGGCTCTCATATATAGTAATATATTGATATAGGGCCTCATTATCTCCATTGAATACAATCTCCCCAGTTATTGAATTATTTAATACTGCCACTATGTGGTATATCTCTCCAGGTGTAAATAAGCCAGATACTGAGGTTTCTGATGTTTTATCTTCTCCATTGATATATAGGGCTAGGATGTTTGATTTGCTTAGAGTTCCCGCCCCATCCCAAGATAACTGATCAAATAACGAGCTTTCAGATAATTCACTTGGTGTATAAAACATCTCAACAGAATAAATATCCTTGTCTGTATATACGCTAAAATCAGAACTGGCTCTTAGTCCGTTAAGATCATATCTTGAAAGAATTGGCCAGTTGTTCCACGTGAAACCAAAATTTTTACCACCCAAAGATGAAGCAGATATATAGTCAGCACTATTTGACGAATAAAGCCTTAGCTCATTAAAAAAAGAAATAGACAAAGAATACAGTCTTGGATTAAATCTTTGTGAATCAGAGGAATTAAATGTTATCTTTAAATAAATAATAGATTTATTATTGTCTTGAATTGGTAAAGGCATTCCGTTTATACAGTCATAAAAATCAATATTGTTTTGAGAAATTTTTACGGATATGCCATTGCTTCCTAGCCATTCTATGATAGAGTGATCATACTCTTCAATAGATGGTACCGCTATAACGTCTAGGAGCTCTTTAGAGACCTCCCCATCTGTTCTCCCTAGCTCTAGGTACCCGTTAGCGTCATTAAATTCTACAGGGCTATCTACAATATCTGACCAATT